ATCTTAGAGTGGCAGCAGGTCTCTTAGTGTTCCTCTGCCTGGAAATTCTGATCTGGACTTACCTGAAAGGCCTTTAAGGCGCTTCATTTGAGATACCACTTGGCCTGTGATTTGGAATAAGCCGCGATCACCACCTGTCCGGCCGTGGCCGATAACGCGGTGGCGATATTGCCGCCGGTCGCAAAGCTGGTGGCCGTGCTGATCTCGATATAGACTATGCCGGAAAACCCGGCATAGGGCAGCGTCAGAGTCGTCACCGTACCGCCTCCCGTCAAAAGGAACTGATTACCGGCTATGGGGACGGCACCCGAGGTAATGCCGGTTCCCAGAGCTTCCGTATTGGAAGAGACCGGCTGAAACAGATTCGGCGCGTCCGTGGCATTGGCATAGGCCACGAAGATCTGCCCGGTGGCGCCGGTGAAATCAGGCGCGATTACTGAAGCCTGATTGAACACATAGGCATTCGGGCCGAGAGTCAGGCAGCGGAAAGCTCCGGTAAATTTCGGCTGCGAAACAAATATATTGTTGGCAATCACGATATCCCCGCCCGTGATCGTCATCGTGCTGCCGATGAAACAGCCGGTGATCTTCGACCATTTGGGATTGGTGAGCGGGAGCATTCCGCTCAGGGTCATGTTTTCCATGAAGAACTCCTGGATCTGCGTAGTCGCGGCGTTCGGCTGAAAAATATAAGTACTGGTATCGATCCCGCTTCTGCCTCCGTTGAACTCGAGCCAGTTGAAGCCGGTGCAGGTCGCATCCGTAGTAACGATTCCCTTGCCGAGATTTTCCCAGTTGCAGTTAGAAAAGATAAACATGCCGCTCGATACGGACATGTTGGAAAGCAACAGGCCCCACTGCATGGCGTTGGCGTTCTGCCAGGGGACGGGGCAGAGAAACTGGCAGTCGTTGAACTTGATGTCGTTGGCGTCGGCGCTGATGACGACGGCGTAGGTCGGGCCGCCCGTGTTCGAACCCGAGCTCGTTTCCTGAGCAGATCCCACATAGAGCCGGTCATACTTGACGCCGGCGGCGTGCTCGACCCAGACGTGGCAATACGTATTCCCCCACATCGTGCAATTGTCGGAATGAAGGCCGATACAGATGCTGCCGGCCGGGTGAGTGATCTTTTCGCCGATATAATGCCGCGAATACTCGACATTCCATACCATGCACATGTTGAAGTAGTACCAGTAGATCCCGATGCAATTGGCGGGGGGCGCCGCGGTGGCAACCCGGGTGACGGTGAGGTTGCTGATGGTATTGCTGAAGGGCACTCCACGATTCCCGGTTCCGATCTGGATTACCGGGCAGACGCTGAGATCGGCGGTCAGCATGGTCGCGCCGCGGCCCGCACCGTTCAGACCGACCGTCGTGACCAGGCCGGGGGCTCCGATGTCCATCATGATGGTGGCGTGGATAGTCTGCGTTCCCGCGGGAATGTACACCGTTCCACCGGTTCCCGCGGTATCGAGAGACTGGATGGCTTCCTGGATGCCGGCGGTCGCGGTCTGGATGGTCCAGGCCCCCGAATGATTGTTGAGGCACTGGATGATCAGAGTGCCCGAGGCCGCACCAGCCACCGCACTGCCTCCTGTGATCAGGACAGCTTCCGCAGCTCCGGTTCCCCCTGAGACCCAGAGATAATGACTCTTGTCGCTTCCGTTCACGCCGGCAGGGACAGGCGCCACAGTAATCACGTTATTCACTCCGGGACTGGCGCCGCCGGTTAGCGCTCCACCCGGGGACTGCGGCGGAAATACAAAAGCGCTGGATACGGTGAAAATCGATGCCGGAAGCTTCGACAGGTTCGCTCCGAGCGCGGTCTCGATGGCTTCGATTTCCGCGACCAGGGTATTGTGATGATAAGCGTCGATCAGGCCCGATACGGTCGCGCCCAATAGATGCGTGGCTGCCGTCGTGCCGTCGAATGCGCGTTTGATGGGGACCACGTTTCCGGTGGGATATCCGGTGGTCTGAACGATCTCGTTATCGATCGATAATAATACCCAAGGCACGATCCCTGCGGTACTGACCACCGTCATCGAGGTGTCGCCGGGAGCCATCAGAAGCGCCAACGTGGTTTGCAGCCGGTCTACCGCGGTCGCCAGTTGCGCATCTCCGGCCACTGCGCCGGGAAAGGTGGCGGCCGGTTTCCCGAGCGAACGGGAGGAGACGCCGTTGCCGTTGAAGCTGCGGACCATAAGCTATTCCCTTTAAGTCGTCTTCACTGCCGGCTGAGAGACCGGAGAAGGTCCTGCGGGAGGAGGAGCCGGGGCATCGAAGATTTCGGCATTCAACTGCACGATGACGTTCTTGGCCTGACCGGCCGATGCCATCAGTTCCTGAGTGACCGGCCGTTGGAACGCGATACAGAGCTCCACTGCCGCCAGGTCCACGATCGCCTGCTCGTATCCGGGAGCCAGATTGACCGTTCCGGTTTGCGACGGAAGAGCCGGAATGGCTTCGAAGGTCCAGAGCGACAGGAAACCCGCTGAAGGTCTGGGGGTCACGTAGATCACGCCGTTAGGGAACCCGTTGTCGTAAAAGATGGCTTCCGCATAGATTCCGGTGCGCGATTTGTCGTCGATCATCGCCCATTCGTCCGCAGTGGTGATTCTCGCAGGATGCTCCGTACTCAAGGTGGAAACCGTGGAGGCGGACTTGATCTTGACGGGCCTGGTGGTGGCGTTCCAGACCAAGCCGGGGCCGAAGGGGTAGGCGGAAGATCCGGTGAGCGCATAATACTGGCCCTTCATGCCCATCATGGAGAGCTTCTCCGCGGAGAGGGAATCCAGTTTGCGGTTGATGACGCGCAGAGCCAGAGCCATGTCGTCGGTATTCGGGGTCTGGCCCTGGGCGTATGCGCCCACCAGAATCAGCGAATCGATCAGAATGTCGGAGATGTTGCTAGCCATTCTCAACTCACGTGTATTCCGTCCAGGACACCAGCGTGGGCGTTCCCGCCGCAACCGAACACAGGTAGTTGTAGTTCGGGAGCACCATGAAAAATAGCTCCACCGTCGTCGTCGAAGTGCTCTGGTCCGCAACCTGCGCGACTTCAGTCGTTGGAGGGTTCGCCGTATCGCTCAATGCCGAAATGGTCGAGTTTTTGCCTCCCAGGTTCCAGCAGGTGAGAACGAACATGGTCTTGCCGGTGTTGTTCAGATAGACGGTGCCGGCCGCCCGGCTGGCCGTGGTCACGTTCTGATTGTTGATCGCAAGCTGCACGCCGGCGCGGTAATAGTGCCCGCTCACGTTGATATCGCCGATTACGTCGATCCCGTAATTCGGCCCGGCGGTGCCCACCCCGGCCCTTCCCAAATTGACGAGTTTGAATCCGGCGGCATCCACGTCCGTTGTCCAGGGGGTAATGGATGCCGCAGGCCCCTGCGGACCAGGTGGTCCGGGCACTCCGGGAGTGAGCTTGGCGGATAATTTCTGCGGCGATACCAGGCTGGCTGAGAACTGCTGGGGCATTATCGTGTGACCTCGAGCGTGATCACCGCCCATCCGGCCAGAATGGTTTCCACGGTCCCGTCCGGCGCCGTCAAAGCCAGGTCCCAGAGATAGCGCGGACCTAAGAGCGTGGTAGTGGTCGAGTGCGGGATGCTCAACTGGATCTGGTTGGGCGGAGTGATGGAAGTCGTAATGTCCACCACGATGTCCGGATTGGCGTCCGCGGGGCCGTGCCTGATCTGCGCCTGAGCGGTGTATCCGGTGAGATCGGGAGGCGTGTTGCTGCCATCCGTGACGGTCACCGTGGCCGCGTAGTCGTCTCCCTGATAGATCGCCAGGTCCGCGGAAGAAGGCACGCTAGTCTCCGGTGGGCGGATAAGCGGTCTGCTGCCACTGGCTCTGCGGCGGTTGCTGCTGCTGAGCCCACTGCCCCTGTCCGGGTTGTTGCTGTTGCTGTTGCTGCTGCTCCACCATGTGCGCCAGCTTCTTCAGCGCATCTCCCGCCGCTGTCCAGAGTTGCTGCAGGGCCTGCACGTCGGCCGGCGTCAAGGCATTAGGATCCTGGGCAGGATAGGGAGTTGTAGTGTATCCCTGAGCCATCAGTTTGGCTTCTTCCTGCTTGTCGCCGGCGCTCTTGGTGGTGCGGGTCTGGGAGTTGTACATCGCCATCGGATAGTCCGCGGGAGCATCCGGTGCCTTGACGCCGAGCTCCGCAGGCGGCTTGCCGGCCGCGATGCTGGTGAGCCTGGCGCTCTGCACTTCCGCCCAACTGGTATCAGGGGAAGGCGTGAGCGGCGTGTAAGTGGGAGGGGTGTCGGTTGGCGGCTGTCCCGGTATGGGAGGCGCCATCCCGCCCAGTCCCAGCGGAGGCTGCGGATAGTTCGGATACTGCGGGTATTGGTAGGACATTTACGCTTTACTCCTTTTGCGTGATTGTTGGATGGTTTCGAGTTCGGATGGTTCGGCTTTTGGTTCCTCGCCGGACTGCACGGCGAGTTTGGCCTCGAGTTCCTCGATCTGGGCTCTCATGGATGCCATGTACTCCGCGGACTGTTCGGCCTCGAGGCGTTCCCTGGGCATCCGGAGACGGCGGTCGATCTCGTCCGCCTGCAGCCGTTCGCTCGCTGTCAATTCCACCCCCGGAATCTCGATGGGTCTCGGTTCCTCGCTCCATCCTTCCGAGCGCATCTTTTCCCTCTGCTCGTGATTCAGGGCAGGTTTCACCATCTTCCATGCGTCCGGCCCGGCCACTTTGCCGTGGTTGTACATCAGGAAGGGATACTCGCGATAGACATAAGGCGGAACCGGGGGCTTGTTGAGATCGAATTCCTTGCTGCCGCCGGCCTCCTTGCGGTCCAGATCATCCAGGATGCGGCGCATCCGGACGCGCTCTTCGTAGGTCATTTCTGGGGACATGGGTGCTCCATAGGCTGCTGCCAGGGCCTCGTGCTCCTGTTTCTCGGTCAGATGGACCGGATATGCGGGAACTTCGTTGATCATTCAAAAAATCGGGGGAAGCTCTGCGCACTTCCCCCGTTCAGATGAAGGAACCTAGTAAGGGGCCTGCCCCTCCGAATACACCGTGTAGGCTTCCTGGCCGATGGTCACGTTGGTGATATTGATCAAAAATGTTCTGATGTTGACCGTTGCCACCGTGGCCGTGCCGCTGATGGTTCCGCCCGTGCCGGCTGCCACCGTGACCGAGCCGGCGCCCGTGGATTTGACCATGAGTTCGAACGAGGTGCCCACCATACAGCCCTGGATCCCGTCGCAGAGTTGCGCCGCGGTGGGCAGCGTGAGCGTTGCCGCGGCATTGCAACTGATCAATCCGGAAAGTGTCTGAGCCACCGTCAGGGTGGCCGCGGCGGTGAGCGTGACCGGCAGGATCATGGGAAACGAAACCGACTGCAGCCGGGGATCCGCCAAACCAAAGTGTGAAGATAGTCTCGGCATGTTCCTCTCCTATGCTCCCAGCACGCAGACGGCGCCGTTCTGTTGGTAAAGGTTTCCGAAACCGATGAGCGAGTCGTATCGGTTTACCTGCATCGACCGGACCGGATCCCAGGCAATCACCTTGCGGATGGCGATTCCGCTCTCCGGGTCCTGCTGCTGGGCCGCGCTTTCCACCGCTTTGGGTAAATATAATTTGCCACCCACCAGTGCGAAAGCTTCCCGGCTGAGTCCGAGTCCCACCGTGCCGCTCTTGCCGTTGGGGCTGGTGGTTCCCGGCCATAAGGTGAGAGCGGCATTGTTCAGCGGCAGCGCATCGACATTCTGGTATTGGCTTCCGGGTCCGAAAAGGGGGGGCAGAATGTTGATGGTGTCGTTGCCTCCGGTGAGCGTGAAGACCGCTGGTCCCGGATAGGTGAAGGTCCGGAGCGTGAGCGGGCCGGCCGAACGCTGCGTCATGGGGTTGACCATGTTGGTGGCCGCGATACTGAACTTGTCTCCGGGATTGAGGGTGTCTCCCGCGGTGCCCTTGATGATCAGCGAGGATCCGGACTGGCCGGCTCCCTGCACCGTGACTGCCGCGGCCCAGGTGCCTGCGGTGTGAGTCCAGAGCGAATTCGATTCGAAGAACTCGAAGGCCGCCAGTTGTCCGATGGTGCCCTGCTTCCACATGCGCGAAATCTCGGTGGGAGGATTGAAGACCGAGGTGATGTTGCTGCCGAGCGCGACCATCATGGAGGTGGAGAGCAGCAGGCATCGGCGTCCGGGCGTGCAGGCTTCTTTCTCGAGAACCGCCCTGGCCTGATAGTAGGTCTGTACGGTGGTGGGATCGGTGCCGAGAATTCCCACCAGGTTGGAGGCGTTCAGCCGTGCCCAGTTGGCCGCGTTCGAGTCGATCCTCTGCGCGATGGCCGCGGCGGCCGGCGCCCAGTAGTTTTCTCTCAGTTCCTCTTCCGAACGCTCGAGCCTGACCGCTCTTTCATAGTCGTCCCATTCGAAGGGGACCTGCAGCCAGGTGTCCAGGGCCACCGTGGTGGTGATCCGGTTCAGCCCCTGGGGAGCGTAGCCCATCCCGTCCACCACATTGAACCTCTGCGGGAACTTGATCTGGATGGTGGATCCGGGAGCGAACTCCTTCTGAAAGTCTTTTTCCCAATTTCTGTTGAAGTACTCGCTGCACACAAGTTTGTTGACCAGGAGACGCAAAATCTCAAGGCTTACCCAGCTTGTGTTGGCGAAACTGTTGGTTGCCATTTGCTAGCCGTTGCCTTTCCACCGCTGGATGTCCTTGCGATTTCCTGCTTCGAAAAACGCCCGAACATTTCCGGTGTTGGCCGCACGGTCCCGCTCGTCTCCCGGAGGAGAGGAGTTTCCGTTCAATTCGGTGGGTGGTGCGGGAGCCGATTTTTTGACAGGCTGAAATCTTCCGTCCGATGCGCGGGGTGGAGTTTCTTCCGGTTCCGGTTTACTCTTGCCGAGCTCCTGCTGAACCAAGCCCTCCACCGTGAACCATTTGCGGAGTGCCTCCAGAGGATCGGTGCGGGCGAGGTCTACGAAAGACGCAAGCTCTTTTTCATCGCTTCCCATTACGTAGAGGGCGTCTACCATGAACTTGCTGCGTCCTATCGCTGCCTTGATGGCCGGCGGAACCCGCTGGTCTTCGAACACGGTTTTGGCCGTGTCCAATACCTTGGGCTCCGCTTCCTCGCCGTAGCGAGCCTTGGCTTCATTGAGGCGTGCCTGCATGGCTTCCTCTGCCGCCTGATTGCGCAGCTTCGCAGTGTGTTCTTCCAATTTCTGGGCCGCTTTCCAGCCGGCCAGATCTTCCACATACTGGTCATCTGCCGTCTGGTATTCGTCCCAGGTCTTGAAGTCTTCCTGCTTGGGCCTCTTGGGCTTCTCGCCAGGTTTGGGAGTCTCTGCCTGCGGGACGGATGACGGTTCCGGTTTCTTGGCGTCCTGTTTCCCCGTAGCTTTCAGTGCTTCCAATTCCCTGCGTAAGTCCTCGCGCTCTCTGGTAAGCTGATCGATCCTTTTTTCCGCGCTTTTCTTGCCTGTCTTCGAAACGCCCGTTTCCGAGACGGGGGCGGCGCTTTCCGATGATTCGTCATCATCGACGGAAGGTTTGGAGGTTGCCGAGTCCTCCCGCTTTGGCGGCTTGCGTCCGTTTTCCGGCAGTTTGCCGGACTGCCTCCACTCGGCATAGGCTTCCGGATCGGTAGGCACTGCCATCGATCCGATGTCATCTGCCGGAGTAGAAGGTGCTTCCGATGCGGGGGACGATTCCGCGGCCGGTGCAGTTACTTCGTCTGCCATAAAATCACTGGATCAAAGCCGAGACCGACAACAACGCCAGTCCCGCTGCCTGCAGGTTGAACCATTCCGGCACAGGCGTGGACCGCTTTAGAAAGCGAATTGCAAATGCCTCGAGCGTGAAACAGACAAATGCCACCAGGATCAGAACCATTCGCAATACCTTCATGGCCGGCCTCCCGGTTTCATGGGAGGCAGGTTCACCTGTATTCCCAGGCTGGCCGCTCTCTGTAATGCCTGGGCGAGCTCCGGCGTATAGTGCGCCACGATCGGATCGGATGCGGTGGGCTCCAGATTCGGCGGAGGTTGCGGCATGGGCTGATACGGGCTACTCATTTTCCGGACTCAATTGAGGGCCTTCCGCCGCAGCGTTGTCCGCGGCAAACTGGGCCTGGTCTTTTTCATGCGCCTGCTGTCTCTGTTGTTGAACGGCATCGGCTACTAATTCCTGAGCCGCCAGGTGCCGCTCGTGTGCGTGTTCCCTGCCCTGCATTCCGCTCTCATGGGATGCCGATCGGATGTCCGAGAGAGTCTCGGCCACGATGCGCGAGCGTTCCTTGATCTCTTGCGATTTGGTCTGAATCTCCGCGGTGGCTACCTGGGTCTGCGCCTTCAGTTGTTCGATGGCTAATCCGTAGTGGTTGTCGATGAGCTTGGCCTGCTTCTCGAACTGGAGTTTCTGGAGTTCCTGCTGCATCTGCTGCATCAGAAGTCCCTGCTGCTGTGCCTGCGCCTGCATCTGCTGCAACTGCTGTCCGGCCTGTCCGTCTCCTCCCGGAGTGGGAGAGATGATCTCCGCCATCTGGTCCCCCTGCGGGCCGAGGTCCTTCATCTTGATCGCGATACTTAGTAACTGAGCGGCCTGCGGGGGAGCGATCGGAAGTTTCGGCAATTGCCCGATCAGGTTGTCCAGGAAGTCAGAGACCGCGTCCCTCTGCGACTGGTAGCTGGGTCCGCTTGAAATCGAAATCGAGTGGTCCACGTCATCCACCGGGTAATGCACCGGCTTGCCTTGTTTGGCATCGTGATAGGGGGCTGAAGAGTTGAGCGAGATCAGACGGTAAGAATCGTCCGGCTTGCGGATATGCTTGTTGCGCTGTCCTCCATACACTGCCGGGATCCACTGGTCGATGACTCTGCCGGCGAGCCGGAGCGCTCTGTCGTAGCCGTCGATGAAGTGATAACTGCCTAACGCTTCTTCCTGCTCGATACGCTTCAGGGCCACGCCCGATTTCTCGCTGGCTCTCTGCGCGGCCGTAGGCAATGGCATGATACCCATGGCAGACTGCACCGCTCTCTGAAAGCTGTCCTTGGCGATCTCGTAGCTTTGGAAGTTCGGGGTGAACGGAACTCGGGACGGCAAGGGAGGAACCTGTCCCGCCGGCCAGTTGTCCGGGATGTCCGCTTCCAGGAAGGCATACGGGATCTTGGTCACGTCCCGCCACATGTTGCGCGAGGAATCGAACTGTCCCTTGTAGCCGATGAACGGGGTCTTGGGCGTCAATCCCGCTTCTTCCATTTCCTGCGAGATCAGGTAGGCGAGAGCCATCTGCGGATCCCGCGCCAGGCGCACCAGAGAGAAGAGCACGCGCTTGGAAAGGCCTCCGTCGTCCACCCAGCGCTCAAGGCCGATCATGGGAATCACCGGGATGATGGTGCCCGGTTCCGGTTCGTCGCCTCGCTCCAGAATCTCCACCCCGTTGGTGATGTAATGCCTGACGATCCTCTGCTCGAGTTTGCGTTTGTCGATGACTTTGCCGCGGGGCTCGTCCGTCACTTCTCCGGTGTCCAGCAGGTAGACCGTCAAGGGTTCGGTCTCCACGCGCCAGTATTCCGCGGTAAGGATCTCGTCTTCGAAAACCCAATCTGAGTAATCCAGACGGTAGTCGAACGAGAAGTTGGTGACCTGGGCCTTGGGCCAGCGCTTCTGAAACTCTTTGCGCGGCACCCTCTCGAGGACGAAGCAGGCCTTTGCGTCTGACCAGTCGGGTTCTTTGCATGTGGGATCGAACAATACGCTGTTGGGGTTCGCCACCGGCTTGATGACGATCTCCTGATCGAAGAGAGACTGGTTGCGGGTGCGCGGGGGTGCGCTGGGCGCCTGCTGCGGGGCTCCGTTGCCCGTGAAGTTCAGATTCAACTTGGGGAGATCCTGCCGGGGATCCAGAAAGTGGTTCGACACGTAGCGCCGGCAGACGCGGAAGAAGGCGAAGGATCCTTCCACCATGTCTTGATAGGCGTTGGCGTAGATACTCGGAGCATCGCAGTCGTATTCGATGGTGCGGATCAGGTCCTGTCTCAGGGTGGCCGATTGATCGTCGCTTCCCTCGCCGGAGGGGTCCACTTTGATGCCGCGCTTGTTCTGACGAACGGAGTTTACCGCTTGGTTTACGTACTGGCTCAACTGATCCGAGTTCATGACCGGCCTGCCGTTGTCTTCTCTCGCTTTGGCGGCCGCCGCGGTTCTTGCGTCCGCGTGCCAGGGATCGCCACCGATGTACTTGATGTCGATGTTGCGTTCCCTGCGGATGTCCTCCCATTGACGGTCGTACTGCCGGTAGCGGTCGCGGATCTCTTCCAGCAGTTCCGAGTCTTTTTCCGATCCCGCTGGCCGGCGGTTGTCGGTGTACGCCGTATCAGGCATTCTGCATCTCTTGTTCTGCCATCACACAGAAAAAGGAACAATCCGGCAGAACCTCGTCATGTGCGCCAGCGTTCGGGTCCAATTGCGTTAGCGGATAGCGTTCATTAGTCTCCCGGTTGCGGAAGATGTAACCGCTGGGGCCGATTTCCCGCTCAATTTGCGCCACCTCTGCGAAATGCTCCGGGAAGTCGCGCCGGATCTTGTTCCAATAACCAATTCCTCCCTTGCAGCAACCGATGCAATTCGCGTTGTTGTAGCCCAGTCGATACATCAGCGGGAGTTCAATTCCCGCGCGTTCGACAATCGCCAGACAGTCTTCCTTCGTCAGATTCCGATCGATTAGAGGGCAGATGGTACCGGTATCCAGCCACCGCTGGGCACGTTCTATCTCCTCGCAGGTAAAACCCATCACGAGCCTGTCTGCTGGCTTATAGATTGATTCCAACAATTCGCGCTTCAATCGCATGGAGCAAGACGCGCCGAACGGCCCTTTCATGTAGCGCTCGCTTCGCCAAACTTGACGAGCCGATGCCCCGTACTTCTCATCCCGCAAGACGTGAATGGGATGACCGAACCATCGCTCGCAGTCCGCTGCGAAGCGGCGATTGTCTGAATGTTCCTCTGCAACAAACGCATTAACGATGATCACGTGCTCCCGCGGAAATTGGGCAAGTGCCAGTTTGGTAGCCACGGCAGAAGCCGCACCGCACGAGAATTGGCAAACCCACCTCGTGTCAGGCATTCTTCTTCAGGGCCTTTGATCCCTTCTTGGCATGACCTAGGGAGGGATCCTCGTGAAGCTCCTGCTTCATCTTGTTCTGCTGTCCCTTGGTCAGAGGTGAACCTTTCGACAGGAGTTTTTTAACTTGTTTGCGCGTCCAGGGCATCGTCTTCTCCCAGGCAGTTGGCGCAGATATGCTTCTGCATCACGCTTTCATCGAAAGCCCAGCCCGCATGTCGCAGCTCGAAGATGGCGTCCGCTCTGCGCTCGCCGTAGAAGAACCCCTCGCGTTCGCATTTGGAGCAGACCACGCAGAGCTCGAATTCCGGGATATCGATCTCCGGGATGGCGAATGCTTTGAGGGTTCCGTCCGCTTCGATGGTGGGCAGTTGCGCATTCTCTGCGTGCTCTTTGGCCGCGATGATGTATTCGTCCAGAGGCTTCGCCGGGAACTTCAGATGCGGCACCATGGCCTCGTACATCTCTCGTCTCAATGCTGGCTCACAGGCTTTCAAGAGTTCCGTGAAGTGGGTATGATCCTGAACCATAGCGCCGAAATGCGCGAGTACTCCGGGATGATTAAGAGAAGGCAGTCCCCAGGCTCTCAATACCCGATTGATCGCATTGGATTCGGTTTCAGTCCGCAGCAACCGCTTGTTCCTGGTCCGGAGAGGCGGGAGCAGTCGGAGCCGCGGCCGGCGCCGCACCCGGCATCCCGCCGAGACCTTTCAAGGCCAAGGCTCCCGCAATGTGCTTCATCATGGCGTTATGGTCCTTGGGGCCGAAGTTGAACTCTTCCGATGGGGGACGGTCCATCATCATGCCGCCGGTCATGGCTCCTTTGGCGAGTCTCGGTTTCGCAGAGTACGAGTGCTGTATGTTGTGGCCGCCGTTTTTCGCCGGACGGATGCGCATTTCCTCGAGTTTCGGTTTCGCCATATCAAGAAGTCCTCACGCCAGCCTCGCTGGCGTTAACAGACTGGGTTGTGCGCGGGCGGGATCAAGCCGCGGGAGGTTATTCGAAAAGATCGTGATGCCTGATCCGTCGAAGGAATCCGCGCCAGCTTCCGCGCAGAGCCGGACGCGCCGGATGCTATTGACGCGGCCCACATGAAACCAACGATTCCAGGCGTGCGCGACCATGCCCCAGGCGTACATTTGCTGGAGCTTGAATTCGGTGGTGCCTCCCAAGAAGAGGCCGACTCTCGGAGCCTGCCTCAGCACCATGCCCACGTCATGCGCGTTCATGCCGTCTTGGATCGGGAGTAGCAGGTGTTTGAGCGTGCGCAGACGCGGTAGCCAGGAGACGGAGAATGCAAGACTGTCGCTTCCGCCACCGACAATATCCGGCAGAATCACGAAGTCGGCGGCGCAACCAAGACGGTCCACCAAGTGCTCGAATGCGGACTCCTCAAACTGGGTTTTTGTCTGATAGGCCCGCCATGCCCCATTGTCGATGCCAAACCGAAGGTCCGCATATGGCGTAGGATGGGTGGGACTCAGCAGGAGACGCCACCTGCGCTCTCGCAGGGCTTCCATATTGCGCCGGGAACCCTCGCTAGGAGCATAGCCGATCATAGGGAATCAGTCTTCCTCTGAGGAGCCTTTGCCGAGAATTCGATTCGCCTTAGCGCGGATTTTTGCGGCGGATGCCGGCGAGAGCTTCCCCTTGGAGACCATCTGGCTGGCTCTCGCTTTTGCATTAGCGGCGTGACTCCGGTCAGGCATCGGGTATTTGCGCGAGCCGGGAAGACCGAACTTGCTCTCCGGAAGTTTGTTGCGTCTTGCTGCTTTGAGTTCTGCCATTGGATGCCTCCGATGGATCCGGAGTCATCGATTGACCCCGGACCCATCGTGTGCAAAGACTATTTCGGTTGTGCCGGAGGAGTCGGCAACGGCTGAACCGGAGTCGGGGGAGGCGTGCCCCCGCCTGGTGGTTGCATGGGTGGAACTACCGGACCCCCGCCTACTACCGGAGGAGGTGTGCCTGGTCCCCCACCAATGCCAGGCGGAAGTCCGCTGATGCCTCCCGGAGGCGGAACCAATACCCAACCGTAATGCGGTGTCCAGCCGAGCGTCCAGCCGCCGGCAATGGGCTGCTCGATCGCGGTCCATCCAGCCGGCGGAGGGGTTCCCGGCGGCAGCACAATGGGATTCGCCGGATGGTGACCGGGAGGCGTGCCCGGAGGAACGATCGGGCCTCCGCCTACGCTGGGAGGCTGTCCCGGAAAGACCGGGCCCCCTCCAACTGTCGGAGGATGGCCGCCGCCCGGGAAGACTGGCCCTCCGCCAACGGTCGGAGGTTGCCCGGGCCATGTACCCGGAGGAGGCATAATCGGACCTCCGCCTACGCTGGGAGGCTGACCCGGAAACACGGGCCCTCCGCCTACGGTTGGAGGCCACATTCCCGGAGGTGGAGGCATCGGACCTCCGCCTATGGTGGGAGGCTGTCCCGGAAAAACCGGGCCTCCGCCTACCGTGGGAGGCCATAGGCCGGGCGGGGGCGGAAAGATTGGTCCTCCACCGATCGTGGGAGGCAAGATGGGACCTCCGCCAACGGTCGGCGGCTGTCCCGGAAAGATCGGGCCGCCGCCGACACTGGGCGGCAGTCCTGGTAATGGGCCGCCTCCAACGTGGCCGCCCAATGGGATGATCAAAGCAAAGATTGGTGTGCTCATCGTTTGAAACCTCTGGATGACCAATTGCAGTTACGGCCCATATTTCCCGGGCCGGCGTTTGAAGACTCGGATGGCGATCCCCGCCAGTCCGCAAAGAATTAGCAACCGTGAGAATGCCGGATGTCGCATAAGGATCAGGTCCAAGGGCTGGAATACTGCCTTTGCCGCTGCTCGTCCCGCTCGCGCTCTTTTTGCGGCTGTCGGATGGAGACAGCCATCGTGCGGAACGAATCCGCGGCGTGAGAGTGGATGTCATGCAATGGCTCTCGCGACGGTCCTTCGTAGCTCTGCATCTCGCCGTATCGGTAACAGCGCAGCGCTCTGATGCCGGCAGCGCATCTCTGCTCATCGAAATAGCAAAGGGGAAAGATGGTGCGGGCCGCATTGATGCCGTCGTATACCGGCAGTCTGGGCGCTACGCGCACTCTGCGGCCCGCGGCCTTCATGAGGTCTTCGATGCTCTTTCCTGACCCCATGGCCTTGAGCCCACCGTCCCAAGGCAGATAATCCGTCCCCCACATGTAGCCGCGCTTCTGAAGCTCAGAGATGTAGAAGTGAAGAGGGTGCTGCGAGCCTTCTTCGTAGTCAACGATGCGGTATTCCATGGGGAAGCTTTGAAACATCCAGATGCACACCATGTCTCCGTAGCCCAAGTCCCATGCGGTGTCTACGGGTTTGCAAGGATCATACGGAACTCGCCGGATGCGTCCCTCGAGATCCACTGCTCTCAGTTCGTTCGCATAGATCGCATTGGCGAGGGTGTTGATGCACGTCCCTTCCCAGATGTGGTTGTACTCGTCTATATTCCGCCGCCGGGCGTCCTGCATTTCGCGCCGCAGTCCTTCCGGAAACCACGGGTTGTCGCGGTAAGTGAGCTTGACCACCTTGGCGTCCGGCGGTGGATCCACCACAAAACGCTGGTAGGTATTGTCGCCTTCCAGGTCCGGATTGAAACTGACCCACAACTCGCAATTAGGGACACGGAACAAGGTAGGGATGAGCTTGTCCCAAGACTTCTTTGAGATCGACTGCGATTCTTCGCACCAGCAGATGTTGATGGCTTCCATGGACTTGATGTTGTCCACGTTCGTGAGCCCCGTGAAAAGGATTTCCGTACCGTTTACCCCATAAATAACGGCCTTTTCGATGCGGTAGAACGATTCCAGACCGAGTGCCTTAATCTGCTCTTCAAGCAATTGGTGAACGCTGTCCCGCAAACTTTTCATTGTTTCGCGAGCGCACAAGATTCTTAGCTTCTGCTGGGCGCCTTTAATGACTAAAGCCCTAGCGAACCCCCAGCTTTTAGATGCGCCTCTGCCTCCGTATGCAATCTTGTACGGATGCTCCTCAAAGAGGAAATCTAGCTTTTCCGGGAGCGCGGCTTGTAGCGGTGCATCTTCCGGCGAGGATCGTCTTCCTCCCAATGCTGCCATTCGCTGAAAGGCCGCTTGTTCCGGTGTTGCTCCAGCGACGACTCCCATCTGCAGTTTCCTGGCTCGTAATTGCCGTTTACGTCAATACGGCCCAAACTGTAGCCGGGTCCAGGCCGCTTTCCCATATCCGCAAGGAAGGCTTCGAACGATTGCTGCCAACGTTCGCAGACCGTGATGCCCCGGCCACCGTAATATATAAAGCTGATGTTTTTCGGATCACTGCATCTACGCCGCATCCCCCACCAACATCGCCACTCTGGGGACGCGCCGCCATTTCTACGGCATCCGCCATGCTTGGTAAACTTCTCTGCTGCAAGAACACGCTGGATATCTGATTGAAGACATCCACAACTTTTAGTGTTCCCAGAGCGGAGATTGCCGGTTGGGACCGTCGCCACAACCTTGCCGCAATCGCATCGGCACTCCCACGTCGTATGTTTAAGTTCCCCAGTTCCGTTGCAACGGATAACCGTGAGTCTTCCAAATCGTTGACCAATGAAATCGGGCCGTTTACCAGGGCTACGGCTACAGAGACATCCGCAACTTTTCGTATGTCCGGCACGCAGATACTGGCCGAGAACTGCCGGCGCAATTTCGCCACAATCGCATTGGCACTTCCATGCACTCTTTCCATTCTTGGTACCGTTCCGGCATATGACGGTGAGCTTTCCGAATCGTTGTCCACTGAGATTAAGTGCCAGCATCTCAGTAGTTTGTAGTGTCGTACTGACAAGATCAAGACCTATACCTGCTATGACTCTTGACGAGCTTTAGAAGTTCATCCAGAAACTTGCGGTCTGATAAAAACCACTTCGATCTTGGCCTGCACGGGCTGTCCCTGCGGGCCGGAGATTTCCGTCTTCTGGGTGCCGTACATTTCGGGCATCATGCCCTTGGCGAGCAGTATCATCAGCCCGTCCGAGTAGCGTTTGATGGTGCCGCACTTCTGTCCCTGGTAGAAGACATCTTCGTCGTATCCGTCCACTGCCCTGCGGACGATCTCGGCCTGCACGTAATCGGCGGCCAGCCGCTTGACGTGCTCGAATGCCTGGACGTAGTCCGGGTCCTTTTCGAGCCATTTGTAGTGATCGCCTCGCCTGACGCCGGCCTTCTGTGCTGCCAGACTGATTCTCGCTGTGACCGCATACTCCGCCAGAAAAGCTTCGATTTTCTGCTTGCGGGTCCGCGGAAGGGAAGCAACTTCTTTAGCCTTTTTGCGGCGCGGCATTCATCTCAGTTGCGGGAACCATTCGGGCGGGCCAGGCATCACCTCCGGAGTCGGTGGGTATGCCGGCCAACTTAAATGGTTCCCGCTCGTGATCACCCGATCACCCCGTTGTCCCCCGTCAAAAACAGCCGCTTCAGAGCCAGAACCCCAGGGGGATTCGAGTCATCTTCCGACCGGTAGGTAAGATTCTGGGCGTTTGTTTGCTTTGATTTCAATCGGGTATCATCCCCATACGACAACAATTCCACCCGTACCACTGTCTTGGTCTTGTGTTGGATTATCGGAATCGCGTTGGGGGCGGCCAGCAAACGGACGAGACGTTCCGGTCCTGCGTACTCGATCAGCCGGGGTCCTGCAAATACGGGGATTCGGGAAGACACACGATTCCTGACTTACTACGGGGGCGGGGTAGTTTAGCGTCCCCTCCGTGAGACGTCTACGCCGCGGATTCCGCCGCGGCGGCTGGCCTCGCCATTACATGCAAATGGCGGGGGCCGGTCAGGGCCTGTACCGTGTACAAGCCGCTTTCGTCTTTCGGGTCCGGTAAAGACTTTAAGAGCACGGTGCTCCTGGCGAGAAAGCCTTTCTGTCCCCAAAGCTGGAACAAGGCACGCTTCCCTTCCGGGGTCACCGAGCGCATCTTGTCCCTGGCCGAGATCAGAATATCGCAGGACAGTCCCGGGACCAAGAGTTCTGCTTCCGGCAGCAGGTCTTTGTGCCACTCGAGGATCAGCGAGCGCAACTTGGAGTGGCGTTGGATGCGGGGAAGATAGTTTTCAATCTCACGGTCGAGCTCCGCGAACTCCTGGATCAACCGTTGTCGCTGGGCTTCCGGCCCAGTCGGTTTGCTCAGGCGCTTACGGAGTTTTCCGGTACTGCTCACGTTGCACCA